CAACTGGGGCTGGAGTTGCTGGGAATGCTGCTGGCGCAGGAAACCCAGATGCTGCTGGCACGCTTGTTGGTAAGGTTGGTGCATTTGTTGCGCTTCCTGCAATTTTTTCTTGTGTACGACCAAATGCTGCGATACCTAATACTGCACCCATTGCTAAGTGAAATAAACCAGCACCTTGTAGTGTCAATGGATTCCACTGAGTAATTGGAGTATGAGTAACTGCTTGTAGTATAGACCACAATACTGGAAATACAACCATATCCATCATACAGACAACCATATACATCCAACCCATTGCTGGACGCCATTTCTTTTGCATCCAATCTTCGTCTTTTTTAACTTCTGACATATTATCTCCCAAAATAGTTAGTTACACCAGTTACCATACTGTCATTTTCTGGTAATGGATTATTAAAATCTTTCTGAAACCCCAAGTAATTTTCAGCCCATTCTGACGGAACACTTGGTAAACTTTCTAACTCACGACCATTGATAGTTGGCATTTTTAAATATCTGCTCCATGGTGATTCTTTAGTTTCTATCGGTGCATCAAATGATGTTGATGTCCAATATTTGTAATTCATGGAAATTTGCAACTTCATAACATCTTTACTTTCATGACCAACTGAAATTGATCCTATATTTTTAGGATAACATTCAAATAGTTTAACTTCATATCGTTTTCTATCTTTAGTATCTTCAATATCTAAAGTCATATCAGTAATGTAATTTTTGTAATATTCAAAACTTCTTGTTGATGGATTCTGAATAACATTAATCCAATCATCAAAAAATTGCTTAACTTTCATGTTATTGTCAACATAAAAAGTCATATTAACATTATCAAACATTTTCTCATATGGCGTTTCACGTATTTCACCAAACATTCTAATCTGAGTGGTAGACATTGTTACACCTGGAATCTGAACATCAGAACAGAACAATAAAATCTTTCTTAAATCTTTTGGTGTTTTCATTGCTTTCGGTGGAGAAAGGGTTACTGCATAACGTGCTGTGCGCATTAATCCTTCAGTTTTAACTGCAGCAATAAAATTTTTTAATCCACCAGCTTTTGCGTCTGCCATATCTTTAACCTATTTTTCTCTTTGAATCTAACCATACAGCTTCTTTAGTAGAACCAACGAATCGTTCAACAGGTAACATCATGGCTGTTGCCCAATCGTCTGCTGGGATTAGTCTAAACTGACTTCTTACATGTGGAGCCAAATAATGTTTAACGCAGGGTTTAGCTGCAGCATATTTTGAAACCCCATCAATCATAGCCCACGAATATTTAATTCTTGTAGTTTCATCCATTCTTGAGTTACTTTGAAACGCCATTAATCTATCCAATAATCTTACTCTTAATTGATATGGAAGATAATGCATATTCAATCCTAAGAACCCACCCTCTACTTTCCTAAAAGGAAACACTAGAGGAAACTTATCATAATAAGGTAGCTCCGCTTTTAATTTCGGATCATACATAAACATATACAGTTTACCTGGAACTATTCCAGTTTTTAATGCAGTAAGATCGCCCTTCATAACTTTAGGTGGAGTGATACCCTGCCTAGTCATTTTCGTGGCTTCTTGATCGAACCATGCACGTGACTTACGCACAGCAGTCTTTAAATCATACTGGTGCTGGTCAAAAACGTCTTGGAATGTAGTTGGTTTGGTTGCCATATTATTATTTAGGCATTAGATACCGAGTTCGGTTTCGGTAATTATTTTAAATTCCCAGTTTCTATCCTTACAATATTCTTTCGCTGCAGCCCATTTTGCTTGATTTTTGATATAGGTTAAAGACTCAGTAATATAGCGTTGGGTTTGACGTCCAGGATATACTGGTGGTTGACATTGTTTTGATGGTTTTACTTCGATTAGATATGTTTTTAAAACATTATCTTTTTGACGAACTTGTATCTGAAAATCAACAAAATAACGATGTAATCTGTTATCTGTTGGACAGCGATAAGGAACTACGGTTTCTTCAGATTTCCACTTAATTACAGAGGGATTTTTATCACACCAAGAAGCAAACTTAGTTTCCCAAGAACTTCTCATAATTATGTTTGTGGGATCCCCTGAATATTTCTCTGGGAACATTGGTTTATATAATCGTTTATGAAACATGCCTAAATAAATAAAGAGAACAATAACTTTCCATCTATTTAGGGATCCTATGGGAATATTCGACAGCATAACCAATAAAGTGCAGGGATATGCAGACCAAGCCAAAAATACTGCCAATAATGTTAAGGCTAATTTTAGCGCAAATACTGGAGCTGGATCTTCTTTATACCAACAGCGTAAAGATAATGGATCATTAACCCAGTATGATTTAACGCACCATTCATTTCCTTCTGACATTACTAACTCTGCCGATTATGGTGGAAATTATGTTATATTTTACATAAACGTAAACGTAGACTCTAAAATTTTAAAGGATAAATCCGTAGCTACGATACCTGATAATATGGTTCAGCGTGATCGTGGTGGATTAATTGCAGTAAATCAAAAAATGTTTGGAGATGAAGCAACTGCTGCCCAGAAAGCTGGATTTGTTGGACTCAATGCAGCAGGACAAGCATTAAGTGGAGCTGGTGCTGGTTTATTGGCAAAAGGTCCAGTAGGCGCAGGTATAGGCGCAGCAGCAAATGCTGGTCCAGCTGCTATTGGTATCGGTGCAGCTATGACACAGACTAGCACAATTTCACGTGCACAGAAAAGATTAAAAACTGCCATTGCTTTGTATATTCCAAATCAGTTAAGTATTCGATATGGTATGCAATGGTCAGAAGAAGATACCTTTGCGTATCAAGCTGCAGCAGGTGGCGCAGAAGCAGCCATGAAAGCATTCGCTACTGGTGGCTCTGCTGGTGTTGGACAAGGTGCAGCAGCTGGTGCGCCTGTAATTGCAGCTATGGGATTAAAGAGTGATAAACAAGGTGCAGCTGCTTCTGCTGCAACTGGGCTAGCAGCAAACCCAAAGAAGGAACAAGTATTTAAGGGAGTTGATTATAGAACTTTTCAGTTTGATTATCAATTCTTCCCTAGAGATGCCAGTGAAGCAGCGAATGTAATGGAAATTATTAATGCATTTAAACTTCACATGCACCCAGAGTTTAAAGATGCGAATGAATTCTTATACCTATATCCTTCTGAATTTGATGTGGAATATTGGCAGAATGGTGGAGTAAACCCATTCGTTCACCGACACACTTCTTGTGTATTAACTGAGATGAATGTGAATTATACACCGAACGGACAATTTAATACATTTGCGAACGGTATGCCAACTCAGATTAATATTACACTTCAGTTCCGTGAACTTTCTCTATTGACCAAAGACAAAATTAAGGATGGTCTATAATGTATTTTGAAAAATTTCCAACCTTTATGTATGATTTTGAGATAACTCCAGGAAAAGAAAGAGTTACCTACGCAATAACTGATATTACTCGTAACATTCGTTTCCGCAGAGATGTACTGGCAAATATTACAGTTTATGATACTTACAATGTTGTGAGTGGCGAGACCCCAGAAATTCTTGCTGAAAGATTTTATGGAGATCCTAATTTACATTGGGTTGTAATGCTTGCCAATCAAAGATATGATTATAGAAATGACTGGCTAATGGATACACCAGCATTAGAAAAATATATTGTAGAAAAATATGATGATCCATATGATATCCACCACTACGAAGCCGATAACTTAATTGTTTCATATGATTATCCAAATGCTCAGCCAGTGACTAACTGGGAATATGAAGATAAAATTAATGAATCTAAAAGAACAATTAAAGTTGTTTCTCCAGAACTATTAAATATAGTATTAAAGAACTTTGAAGATCTAATCTAATGGCAGCGCAAGAACTTTTAAGATTTGCAGGTGATGTTGATATAGCCAAAGCTACTATTATATCATCACGTGGTCTTGGACAAAATGTATTAAATCAAATTAAAGGTATTCAGATCTTTGAAGATCTGTTATCGCCATTCATCACGGGTACAATTATTTTAAAAGATTCTCTTGATCTTGCCAATCTGTTTCCATTTATTGGTGAAGAATATCTTGAGTTAACATTAAAGACTCCTACCTTAAAGAAAGGTAATTTAGAGGGTAAATTTTATATTTACAAAATGACTGATAGAAATATGATGGGTGATAGAAGTGTTGGTTATCAATTACATTTTATAAATCAGTATGCTCTTATTGATCTAAACAAGTCAATAAGTAAAACATTTGGTGGTAAAGTTTCTGATATTGTAAAAGAATTATTTACAGATAAGACTAATGGTCTACAATTAAAATCAACTCAGTATACTATTGAAGAAACTAAAAATTCAACTAAGTATACTTCTAATTTTTGGTCTCCTGTAAAAAATATTTTATATTTAACAGAGAATGCAATTAACGTAGACATGTCTCCTAGTTATACTTTCTTTGAAAATCGTGATGGATTAAATTTTTTATCTCTCGGCTGGTTATATAAACAACCAGCAGTACAAGAATTTGTATATGATAATTATTCAAGAGATAATGTTAATTTGGGCGGATCTGTTAAAAATTTAGAAGAAGATTATAAAAGAATTTCAAAATTAGTAATCCCAACTGGGGTTGACTATATGGATAGAATTACCTCAGGAATTTATGGATCAAGAATGTATACACATGATATCTTATCCAAGAAAATTTCAAGTAAAAACTTTGATATGTTACAGACATATAAAAAGAAACCTCATTTAAATGAATTTCCTGCAGCATCGTCTAAAGCAATTTATAGGTATGGATCGAAGACCATGTTCTCTCCAAAATACTATAATAACTTCAGCAATTTTGGAGATGTTACTAATACAAGTTATATTCAGGAAAGAATTTCTTTATTGAAACAAGCTGAATCCACCAAAGTAGAAATTACAGTTCCTGGTAAATGGGATTATACAGTTGGTAAAAAAGTTTATTTAAAATTAAATAAAGTAGAACCAATAAGTAAAAAAGATAAAGATACTCTTGATAAATTATTCTCAGGAAATTATATTATATCTG